CACCCCACGATCGACATGGCCGGCGCCTCGCCTGATGGGTTAGTCGGTGTGGAGGGCCTCTGCGAGATCAAGTGCCCCCAAGACAGCGCCCACCTCGACAGGTGGCTCGGCGCCAAGATCGATCCCGGTTACATGGATCAAATGATGTTCCAGATGGCCTGCACCGGCCGGCAGTGGTGTGACTTCGTCAGCTATCACCGCGACGCGCCAGAAGAAATGCAACTTCACATCACCCGCGTGCCGCGCGATGACAAGCGCATCGCCGAGCTCGAGCAGGAGGTCGTGCAATTCCTGATCGATCTGGACGCCACCGTCGACCTGCTCCGCAAGCGATACATGGCGGAGGCGGCGTAGATGAGCCGCGCGCTGTTGCGCATCGACGGCCCCGTGACCCGCGCCCGCGCCATGCGGCTGATGGAGCGCGTGCCGGAAGGCACCAGAGTGGAATTCAAAGGCGCGCGCCGTACACTGCCGCAAAACGATAAGATGTGGGCAATGCTCAGTGAGATCGCCCGCCAGAAAACCCACTGCGGCCGGCGCTACACCGCTGACAACTGGAAATCGATCTTCATGCACGCCATGGGCCGGGAAACGGTCTTCGTGCCGTCGCTTGATTGTGAGACATTCTTTCCGCTCGGCTGGCGATCAAGCGATCTGTCCAAAGCAGAAATGTCCGAGCTGATCGAATTAATCCAAAGCTGGGGCGTAGTAAACGGCGTCGTATTTGCGGATGATGTGTGGGAAGTGCCGGATGACCGAGAAGCGGGTTGAGTTCACCCTAGCCACCAAGCTCGCCGCATGGCGGCGCTGCGAGGGCAAATGCGAGAGTTGCAAAACGCCGTTCTATGGCAAGCCGAAGGCTTACGACCATATCAACCCAACGGTGTTCTCGCATAATGCATCATTAGAAAATTGTCAGGTGCTGTGCGTGGAGTGCCACACTCGCAAGACCGGCGAGGAGGACATCCCTGCGGTGGCCAAGTCCAATCGCGTCCTGAAGCGCGAAGCCGGGCTCACCCGCGTCGGCAGCATCCGCACCTGGAGGTCACGTTGATCGACGAGGAGCGACAGCGGTTTGCACGCAGATTGCGGGAACGCGACGCCGACATCAAGCGGCTGCGAGCTGCGCTGCAAGAGGCCCAAACACTTAGTAAAGGGCTTACCGGAGGCGCTGTACTTGCCCAACTATGGAGCGTGTTAGACCGCGCCCTGGAGCCAAAGCCATGACCGACATCGTCGAGCGGCTGCGCTACGTGGCGAAAATCAAGAGCAACCTTGACCGCGACAAGGAATTGATTGCACAGGCCGCCGACGAGATCGAGCTGCTGCGGGCGCTCTTGCGCGAGCCCACGCCGGAAATGCTGGACGCGGCCGAGCAATACAATCGCGAACACATCACGGGCGAGTGGTCCTTTGCGGACTGCTACCGCGCCATGACCCGCCACGCACTGGAGCCAAAGCCATGAGTTTCGCCGGCGGCCACACCTCAACCGACCGGCGGAAGGCGCCGCCCCTTTCCATTGCTCCAACAATGCGTCGGGGCGGCGTCGTAATATGAGGCCAGCATGACCGAGCGCCTCGCCCATGTTCGTATTGATCTTGATGAAGCCAATGCTTTCGTGCGCGAGCACCACAGGCACCACAAGCCGGTCGTCGGGCATCTGTTCTCGATCGGCGCGGTGATGGGCGACAAGATCGTGGGAGTGGCCATAGTCGGCCGTCCGGTGGCGCGACGACGGGATGACGGCATAACCGCCGAGGTCACGCGGCTGTGTACTGATGGCACCAAAAACGCATGCTCGTTCCTCTACGGAGCTTGCGCGCGGGCTGCCTTCGCCCTCGGCTTCAAGCGGATCGGCACGTACATCCTCGCCACCGAGCCGGGCACGTCTCTGACGGCCACAGGATGGCGCCTGATCGGTGGAACGCCGGGCCGGTCATGGTCAGTGCCATCGCGGCCGCGCGTGGACACACACCCACTGCAAAAGAAACTGCTGTTCGAGAAGGTGTCATGACCGACCGTCTCGCCTACCGCGTCCCCGAGGTCTGCGCTATGCTGGGCATCTCCCCCGCGACGCTATATCGGCGTGCACAGCGGGGAGAAATCGCAATTTACAAAATCAGATCATGCTCGTTGATTAAACGAGAGGATGTGGAAGCACTGTTGGCTCTGCCAAAGCCAGCACCAGCGCCAAAACCGGCGGAGGTTATGGACGGGCTAGTCTATTTCATTGATGACGGGTTCTTCATCAAGATCGGGTTTTCGAAAGACCCGGAAGATCGGATGATTAAGTTGCAAACCGCATCCCCGTTTAAACTCCGTCTCTTACACAGCATCGTCGCTAACAGGCGACTAGAGAGGGAGTTTCATCAGAAATTCAGACACCTAAAATCTCACGGGGAATGGTTCAGGGGAGAGAGTGAACTGCGCGCCTATATAGCCGGATTGTCCCGATGATCGCCCCACCCAATCCCCTGGCCGTCGTCTATACCGTAGATCAGTTCTGCGCGATGATGCAGCACTCCCGCGACAAGTTTGAAGACCTGGTCAGGCGCGGCGAGCTGGCGGCATTCAAGGTAGGCCGGCGCACATATGTAGCGAAAGAAGAGGCCGAGAGGTGGCTTCGCGAAACACGAAGCCACAGAGATGTAAGAGTAAGCAATGCTTACACCCCAGCCCATACTCCAGCCCATACTTCAAGTCGCCGTCCTGGGCGGAAGCCAGCGGCAGAGGGCGGCAAGCGGAAAAGGCAACCCGTTGATGGAGCTAGAAATAATGCATAACCAGCGGCAGACAGCGGCAAGCAGCGGCACCACTCCGGCGGAACCGTGTTCCGCCCATATGCCTAGAAAACGTTGAAGAAAAATGGCCTTTTGAAACCTGCCCATGTCCCTGCCCATGCTTCCACTAGCCCAAGTAGTCCAGCGCAGCGCGCCTAGGGATGGGCGGCTTGGTGCGCTGCACTTCCGCAGCACCTCCCGGAGATCACGATGAAAAAACTACTACTCGCAGCCGTCCTGCTGGCGGGAACGGCTCTTGTTGCACCAGCCAGCGCAGCAACACTCACTGTCAACGCACTAGCCGATGATCAGGTGGTGCCACAATCGGCATCCGCACCCTGCATCATCTGCGCCACGACACAGGCCCATAATCCCGTGGGCTTCGGCTACAACAACTTCAACAGCACAGGCAACGACGCGTCGTTCAACCTGTTCTCGTCCAACATCACTGGCGCGTTCGCCAATGACGACGACCTCACGGTCACTCCCTACACCGGCACCCAGCTTAAGAACTTCCTGACGGCGCTGGGCGATGCTGGTCTTACCTTTGGCGTGGCCATCGACGTTAACTCGACCAACGCAAAGTCGGAAGTCTTGACCCAGTTCCGATTGCTCGACCTCGATCAAGCGGGGGATGGGCCGCTGGGCAGCTTAGTGCTGTTCAGCATCCTCAATCCGGTGCCGCTGCCCGACATCAGAAATGGCAACGGCTCGGCCGACTATCTAATCTCAGGCTTCAACCTGAGTGGGCTCGCCAATTTCGGCGACCGCCTGTTGTTCCAGGCAACATGGTCCGGTGCGGTGGACGGTGGCGAGAGTTTCTACATCGTGCCAGTGGCACAAGTGCCAATCCCGCCAGCATTCGCGTTGTTCGGAGCGGGCCTTGTTGGTCTTGGCCTGATCCGGCGCAGGAAGCAAGCGCCGCTCAACATCGCGAGCGCGTAACCAACACGGCCGCTGTGGGGTTCACCCTCCAACAGCGGTCGGCGGCCCGGTATTTGCCGCAACTCATGCCGGGCCGCACATATTTCAGGGGCTGGAAATGATCCCGAACTGGGTCGCGCCCTTCGGCTGGATACTGTTCTGCATCGCCTGCGGCACGGTGCTGGCGATCGTCCTCGTCGGTTGTCAGGCACCACTGCGATGACCAGCCCGTGCGCGGAATGTGCCGAATATCAAGAAGCGCAGCGCGAGATCGAGCAGCTGCGCACCGAGATCGCGCGGCTGCGGGCTGCGGTTGCAAAACTTGGCAAGTGGAATGACCAAACTGGGGAATGGGCCCGCCGCGCCCTTGCGCCAAAGCCATGAGCGGCGATGTGGTCGTGCTGGTGACCGCAATCGGCGTGCTGCTGCTGGCGCTGCTGGGCGCGGCGCTGGTCAGCTGGTGGGTGTGGCAGGGAGGTAGGGATACATGACGTGTACAACGTCATTGGTGACCACGCCAAGGCTTTTGGCGAGGGCCGGGGAGAGATCGGCGGCCCTGCCGGTCTGCTCCTCATGGGGGCCCCAATCGGCTATATGAGCCAATCGCTGCGCGCCGGTGTCGGGATTGGTAACGAGCGCCATCTGCGGACCGCGTAACATTTCTTTGGGCGTCACGTCATAATCCCAGCGGCAGGCGATATAGAACACCGAAGGATCGAGCCGCCGCGCCATGCCCGTCGTCCCGCTCGGCTGGTATGGGAGCATGAGCCAAACGCACTCGTCTGGCTCGTACCACATGGCCAAGCCTTCTGTGCTCGAAACGCCTAAATCCTGGGGCCCCCCAAAAGTCGAGCACGTCCCCGCTGCGGCGAACAGCACCGAGCTCGGCGGCTCGGGCGGCTCCGGTGGGATCGGCTCGCCGTGATCCTCGCCAGAAATCGCGTCGGCAATGGCGCCACAGATCACGTCGTAATGCTCGCGATAAATGTCCATGTCAGCGCGTGAATTTATGAAGCAGATTTCCAGAAGTACCGCCGGTTCTTCGGTGTTTGACAGGAAATACAGGTTCCCCTTTTTGGGGCCTCTGTTTTTTAGTCCCGATGCCTCGCAAACAGCGTCAACAATCTCGTCCGCCATCTCCATGCCGGTCTGACTGGTATAAAACATCTCACACCCAACCGGGTTGGTGGTGGTGTCCTCGCCGTCGAATGTCGCACTATTAAAGTGCACCGAAAAATCCCAATCCCTCGTTTTCGAATTATGCCAGTCGCATATCCGTTTCAAATTTTCGTCTTGGTCGTCCGACACGTCATCATGATAGGTCATCACCTCGACGCCGCTCTCACGCAGCGCATCCGCTACGCTCTCGACCACCAATCTGGCCTCATCAACCTCGTCGCCATAGATGGAAGAAGCTCCCCGGATATATTTTCCGTGACCTGACGACAGACATACTTTGAGCATCACGCCCCCTCGGCTATAATGCGCAGCGGCCAGACGCAGGAACGTCCGGCCGCCACTTGACAGGGCAACCCTACAGGGAGGTCACCATGCCCACTTTCGTTGATATCACGGGACAGCGTTTTGGCCGTCTTCTGGTTTTATCTCAGCACGGTCGCGACAACCAAGGCGCCATGCTATGGGAATGTCATTGCGACTGCGGTCGGAAGATCATCACTCGCGGGACTACTTTGCGCGCGGGTAAATCGCGATCATGCAGATGCCTTCGCTTTGATCGACTAACAACGCACGGAGAAAGCTCAACTACGGCCAAGCAGGCAACGATCGAATATGCAACTTGGAACCGGATGCACAGCCGCTGCTATAATCAGGGAAATGCAAGTTACGAAAGCTATGGCGGACGCGGCATCAAAGTTTGTGATCGCTGGCAACGATATGAGAATTTTCTGACCGACATGGGACGGCGTCCGCCGGGCACAAGTCTGGATCGGATCAACAATGATGACGATTACAGCGCCTCAAATTGCCGATGGGCCACGCCGAAACAGCAAGCGAATAATAGGCGCAAGGCACAGCGGAAATGATCACGGCGCAAACCCTCCCAGCAGCCGCACCCGCAATTCATTGGTTCCCGCCGGGGCCGTCGACACCTCTAGCGCCACCGCAAACTCGCGCAACTCGGGCTGCACCACCGGCCGCTCGCGGGTGCCGCTGCGAATTTTGACGAAGCCGGTCGTCAGCCGAGGAACGAAAATGCCAGTGCCGGCAATGACGGTGTAGACCAGTTCATGGCCATCGGGCATGAACATGTCATTAAACATCAGGCCATCGCTGCTGGTCTGGAAGGAGATCGTATCTCCCACGAAATTCCCAGGAAGGGTCAATTTTACAATTGGCCCCGCACTGCAATCGACCGGATCACCGAGCGATTGCCCGGCTTGGATGAATAGCGGCAGAATGGTCAGCGGCATGTCATTGCTCCGGTGGACAGGTGGGAGGGGACCATGCGAGCGCAAACTTGCGCGCGCGGTTGTGCGCGTTGATGGCGTTGGTCGTTCCAACCTGCGCACGCGCCGGCTGATCCTGGGTCGGGTCTTTCTGCCAGACATCGAACAGATGCGTCATCGCCCGCAGCAGCCCGTCGTCGATGCCCTGCAACGCGATCCCGCGGATGCGCTCGCGCTCGGTCGGATCGACGCAATCGTAGGCCACCTTGCCTTCAGCCTCGCGCTCGAACGCCCCGAGCACAAGCAAGGTGATCGCAACAGTGACGAAACCGATGACAATGGCGACAAACCGCTCTTGGTTCATCCATGCCGGCCGAACGGCATCCGCACGGTGCCACCGCCTGCCAGGACAGAGATCAGGGCAATCAGCGCCAGCAGCAACACGACGACCCAAACACCTTTTTTGACTTGATCGGGGATGGGGTAAACGAAGCTCTCGATCACCCAGATTGCCAGCCAGATTACACCAGCCAGCACAATCAGGCCGATCAAAAACCAGAGTACGCCTATGGCCATTTCCACCATTATCGCCTCCTATCAATGATGCGGCTCGATCCCGGCTGTGCGGCTAGGAAGTTTTCCCAATTCGGCTGGTTGATCCTCAGTCCGCCCTGCACCTCGGGCAAGAACGTCTGCCCGCTCGTCATTTGCCCGACGACGGCCTGTACTCGCCGGTCGATCTGTTCGGGGCTTTCGTTGGGGAATTGCTGTTGCAGATCACCGCGTACCGCCGCCTCGAAATTCTGCGGGCCGGCATATTGCCGCTGATCCCCGGAATTGCCCGCACCAGACGCGCCCATTGTGGGCCCGTAGTTGAACGGCCGCGGCCTGGCAAAGAAATTCTGCACCGGCCGCGACATCAGTGCTCGCCCCCCGACCGGCGGCCCAAGCACGCCAAGGGCACCGCCAGCCGCCAGCAGTGGATTGCCCGACATCACGCCACCGACCAGGGCGCCCGCACTCGCCGGCAGTGACATCATGTAGGCGCGCGGCGCCGTGCCGGAATTAGGTAACGGCCGCATCACGTCCTCGCCGGCCTTGGCCAGCCGGGACAGGTCGCCGGTGCCACGGGCATAGCCGCGCCGACTTTGGTTCACCATGGCCGCCCGCAATGCAGACGGGGAGATCAGCCCCTCTGCACCGCCGCCGCCGGTGACGGCCCGCTCGATCGGCAAAATGTTGCGATATTCCCGCCGAACCTGCTGCCAGGCACCCAGATCGGACGACCCAATGCGTTGCAGATGCCGTTCCATGGCGTGATCAAGCGCGTTCTTGATCCCGCGCAGCGTGTCAGCCACCTCGGACGGTGCGCTGCGGGCCGCCGCCTCCATGCGCGAGCGCAACGAAGCATAGGCCGGCCCCGGAATGACGCCATTATTTGCACCCAGCGCCTGCGCGATTTCCTCCTGATAACCTCGGATCACCGGCGCGCGCATAGGCGGCGAAACATTGCCGTTGTAACGATCCACCGCCTGACGGATTTGTGGCCCCATAACCTGGTCGGGATGCAGCGTGTTGTTGGCCGCCAGCCGGTCAAACTGATTGCCAATCCGTTTGAAGGCGTCGTCAATCACTTCCGGCGTGGCACGCTCCGCATCGACACCCGCTCGCCGCAACACGGCTTGCGTGAACTGCTCCTTGCCCTTCTCCGTCATCCGGGTGCCGGCGCCGGTAATGTCGCCGAGGCTCTGCTCCAGATATTGGAGCGGCGTGCTGCCGGTTTTCTGCCCGGCACTAATGGCGGTCACGCCTTCATCTTCCAGCAGCCGCACATTGGCAGGCTTCACGTTGCCCCCACGGGGTGACACCAGCAGGCCCCGCGCTCCCTGCGCGGCCACCTGCGGCCCCACCGCGCCAAGCAGGCGCGCGGCCGGCTCTGCGGCTGTACCCTCGGTGAGTTGCCCTGCGGCCTCGCTGCCAATCCCCGGTAAAACGGCGCCCTGCATGAGGCGCCGCGCCCAACCTCCAGGGCCACCCAGTGCTGCCGGGACCAATTCGGCGACGGTCTGGGCGTATTGGCCGGGAACGGTTTTCGGCTCGTATAGCGGCCCGGTTGCCTTCTCGACGGTGTCCCGGATTTCGCTTGAAGTTGGCCCCTGCAGTAAGGGGATTGGCACCCGGCGCGCATACTTGGAGATCGTTTCCGGGTCCACGTCGTAGCCGAATTGGCTGGCTAGGCTGCTTGCGCCGCTCGCCATCATATCGCGGACATCGCCGGCCGTGCCGGCGAGTTTCATCACACCTTTCGGCAGACCGATCGCAGCCGATTTGGCCATATCTTCCGCCACGCCCGGCTCGGCCGACGGATCGAATTGGTCAAAAATATTGCCGCCTTTTGAGGCGGCACCAGCCGGCGGATCAAACTGGTCAAAAACGTTCGCCATCGGCTATTTCCCGGTTAAATACCGCATGGCGGTGCCTTCGCCGTACTTGGCATCGAATTCGTCGCGCCGTTGCGGGTTATTCTTTAGAAATCGGACGGCATCGGCATTAGGCCCGCCGCCGCCGCCGCCGGTGGCGGTCTTTCGGGAAGATGCAGCAACGTCCGGCGGTGCAAACCGAGGCGGCGGTGCGGTGCCGGGGCCGTGAATGATTTCATGGCGCATGCGCTGCACGCGATCGAGATTAGAGAGCAGTTGTTCCGGCGTCCTTGACTGCTCCAAACTACCCTGCACGGCCTGCAAGGCCGCCATATCCTTGTCGGACACGTTGCCAAGCGCGCCGCCGGTCGGGGATGCCGCCCGCATTTTTTGCAATTCATCAAAGGAAACTCTTGCTTTGGCAGTTTGCAGCATGCCTGCCAGGTCGCCTGCCTGGCCGCCAAAATGGCTCGCCATCGAGCCATACAATCCGGTTAGACTTTTCGGGTTTGCCTGGATCATCTTGATGGCTTGGTCGATGTCCTCCTTGACCGGATCGATCATGCCGGCTTGCTTTGTCTGTCGTTCTTGTTCCGCCTGATCCTTGACGGCACGCTTGGTCATTTCCTCGGCGTAAACCTTGCTGTTCATGCCGGGCTTGGGCGGCGGGAAGGCTCGGCCTGCGGCGGCAGCTGGAGCCGTCGTCGGAACACCGCCACCAGACGGTGGCAGCGCCGCCGCGCCGCTGGCGGCATAATCGGCAGCGCCGCCCTGGCCATAGACCGGCGCGGTGCCCTTGGTGAAAACATCTGGATTGGCGCCAACGGCAGTCGTAGCGGGTGACGGGCCGCCGGTGAATGGCATCATTTCGCGCGTGCGCGCATTGGCCCAGACCGGAATTTTCTGGTCGGGATAATCCGGGTGCGGGACTTCCACCACCTTCCAGTCGCCCTCGGTCTTCGATTGGATCGCCTTCTGGATGAATGCGGTATGCTCCGGGGTTCCGCGCGTAAAGCCGGCCGCGCGTGCCAGCTTTTCCGCCTCGGTCATCTGGTTTTCGGTGAACGTGCGCTCGAAATTGGCCTGCGACTGCTTGCGCTCGGCTTGCCGTTCCTTGAGTGCCGCCGCCGCTTGCGCGGTGCGGGCGTCAAGCCCGGCGCCAGCCTGGTAGCCCTCCAATGCATTGCCCCAGGAGGATTGGCCGCGCAGCGGATTGGACGGCTGCAACATTCCGAGCCCGAGCCCGATCAGCGAATTGGACCGGCTCTGCAGCGCATCGGCAAAGCTCGACGGCTCCCCGCCGGCGTTGCGCGGCTCAAACATATCCATGAGGCTTGCTGGCATTTTTTGCCCCTGCGGTGGTCCTGATGCAACAGCCGTTTGAGTTTCGTCGGCATTGTCGGGCAAATCGCCGGCCTGCACCGGCCTGCCGGCAGGCGACCCTAGGCCGCGCGGCTCATCACGCGGTTCAACTTTCCACGCTGCATCGGTCGGAAAATTCTTCGGCGTGTAGCCCATCTGGTGAGCGGCAGCGGCACTGATATCGACCCCGCGCCCGGTCCATTTGGCCGGGCCAATGTCGGTTTGCTGCATGGGAAACGGCAAGCCGCCGCCGGGCGGGGTGACGTTGTACCATTGCCCCAAAGTGCCACGGCTGGGCAAGGCAATGCCCTGCTGCCAATCCGGCACGCCGAGCGCGTTAGAACCGGGGCGATCTTCCTTGTCGAACCAGCCAAAGGCCGGCGCCTGCGAATACCAACTGCCTTTGTAGTACGGCATCACAGCAGCCCGAGCAGGCCGCCGATACCCGCTCCAACGCCAGCGCCAGCCGGCCCGCCGAACGAGCCGCCAATGCCGGCGCCCGCTGCGCCGCCGCCCAGCACCCGCTGCAAGGTCGATGGTTGTTGGATCGGCGATGCAGTGACGTTCGTACCGCCCAAAGCACCAGCCCCGCCCACGATGGCATTATAGCGACTAAGCTGCTCCCACGGATATGACTGCTGGGCGTTGTATTGTTTGATGATGTCATTCAACTGAGCCTGACCGCGATCCTGAAAATACTGCCCGGTTGCCGCCATTGCCTGCGCTGGCGCATATTGCGCCTGATCAAGCGTCGGCATCAGTTGCGCCCATTGCCCAGCGCGCTGCAGGCCGCCCTCGGCAATGCCCTGCATCTGCTGCTGCCGGCGGGCATAGTCTTGCGCCAATACTGGCGACATGGCTTGCGTGATCGCTGCATCGTGTCCGCCAGAGCCGTATCGCCCCATTCCTGACGCGCCGGCATTAGCCGCATTGACCCCTTGCCTTATGACACCTTCGAGATATGGGTTCTGGTCGCCCTGCGCCTGCTCATAGAGCGATTTTAATTCAGGGCTTAGACCTTGGTTCTTGATCAGATCGGTGCCGGCGGCTTGCGATGCGAGAATGCCGGGCGTCCCTCCCATTGATCCCTGAGCAATACCTGCTTGCGCTTCCAATCCCTGTTGTAGCCGCGGGTCAAGCGCCGCCTGCGTTTGCCCCGTGTATGGTTGATAGCCGGCTTGAGCGTTATAGAAGTTAGCAGCCTGCCCCATAATGTTGGTGAGATACGGCTGCGCCTGCGACCACGGATCGCGCGTCTGCGTGGTCTGCTGGGTAACTGGTTGTTGCGATGAACCGCCCATTACAGCACCTTTTCCATCGTATAGTGTGTGATCTTGTAGCCCTTACCGCGGATCATGCGCGACCAACCCGGCCGACAGATCGGCCGGACGACAACACATCCGCAGTCCCTGAAATACTGCTCAAGTTCCGGCAGCAAGCCGAGCCACCGCTTCATGTCGTGGCCGGTCAGCCAGCGCACCTCACCGATCTTATCGTCGCCGCGCATGGTGAAGCACAACCCGAATAGCCCGTAGGCTTTCTGCTCGCCCTCGTCCCATGCGAGAGCGAGTTGAATATCGCCCCTTACAATCTGTTGCCCCAGCGACCGGATCGGCTCCTTGGATCGTTTGGAAATATGCTCGAGAAACGGAAACCACAGATGAATTGTTTTCGACAGCCATTCCGGCGTGATCGGGATCGGGACGAATTGCATTAAAGCTTGATCATCCAGTTCACCATCACGCGCGGCGACACGATGCCGAACGGCGTGCCGGAACCAGTAGAAGCCGTATTAGCAACGTTATCGACGCCAGCGTCTGGCCCTGACGCAAGGCCAAGGCCCAAGCCTGGGTAGGACATGTAATTGGTGCCAGAAGGGTGCCCGTGAACATGGGGCGCTAGATTAGTCACACCCAATGTCACCGTTTCCGCCCCAACAGCGGCGCCGAGCCCGTATGCTGTCAAGCCGGTTCCCGCACCCGCACCTCCCACGTCGCGGCTGGATGTTTGCGGCAGTGTAATGCGGGCATTGGCGGCCCAGCCCGCGGCCGCAGTGCCGAGTGCTGCGCGTGTTGTGGCGGCACCAGCGGAGGTAAAGACCGGATTGAAGGTATCGCCGCCATTGTTATACAGCAGAGTGAACAACGCCAGGCAGTCGGCATTAGCGCGCACCGATGCCCCTGATGTGGCGCTGCCGATTGTGCTGATGCTATTCCCACAAAATACCCATCCACTATCCGCAACGCTTTTGAACGTCGGCTTCATATCGCCGGTGCTAAAAGCAACGACGTTGTCAACGCCTTGAATATGGGAAGCGTCGGTCCAGACGGCGTATTGTCCAGCCGTGGGGGTACCAGAGCGCAGCACGTCGCCAGTACCTGATCCGCTCGGGCCGGGCACCCCTTGCGGACCCATTGGACCATCGCGCCCGGGGGCGCCACGCCCGGAAAATTCGGTGATGATGACAACACCGGCCGAGCCATTGCCGCCAATTCTGCCACCGCCGGCATTATAGGAGTTCGCGCCGCCGCCGCCGCTGCCATAGCTAGCGGCGTTAATTCCGGCTTGGAGCGTGCCTACCCCTTGAGCGCCGCCACCAAATACGCTGGAGCCACCTTCACCGCTTTTTGCAAATACAATGGTATCACTTCTGTTATCGAAGCCGTTGCCGCCGGCCGCACCGCCCGCAGCGATATCGCCCACGGCGCCGACAGTCGAACCCCCAGCACCGCCGCCGGGGATGATGCCGGCAATTCCCACATCCCCGCCCAAGCCGCCTTTGGCAGCACACAGCGCCGTCGCCAATGCGGCGCCTACAAAAGTATCGCCACCGATGGCGCCGTTGCCGCCACCGCCAGCACCGCCACCACCGCCGACGCCAACGGTCACATTAACCGGGCCAGCGCCAATAGCAGTGGCGGTGAGCAATTTGCGCGAATAGCCGCCTGAGCCACCACCGCCAGCGGATAAAAACTCGTTGGCATTGGCAGCGGCATTGCCACCGCCTCCACCACCACCAATGCACTCGATGATGCAACATTCCATGCCGGACGTTGGCGTGTAGGGAAACAGGCCGGCGGTTGAAAAAATCTGTTGCCCGATGATGATCCCACCACCGCCGGTAAGCTGGTCTTGCAGAAATTTTTGCGAATAGAGGAAAATCCAATTGGTGCCGTTGTAGACCAGATCTACATAATTGTCGGCGGGGAATTCATTGCCGAGCAGCGTGTCACCAGAGGCGGTCTTGACCAAAACATCGCCGAGCCCATCCATGTTGAGCGTAACGCTACTGGTATTGGTCAAGCCGGAACCAATCTTCAACCGCACCACCAAATTCGTCGGAACCGTCGTGTAGGTGAGGCCGGATAGGAACTGCTGCGCATTAGCAGCGCCGGTGGTAACGATCGATCCGTTGAGTAGATTTCGGTTCTTGGCGTGCGCCGCGAGCATACTGCGCGCAGAATTGTTGACCGAGGCGCGCGCCTGGCCCTCGTGCCAATCGATCAGCGGATCGGCGGTGCCGTTATTGGCGGCAGTGGTCGACCACGATTGAATGTCTTCGCCGGGTGATGGCATGGGGCTTCCCTAACTGAAAATTTCTTCAGCGCGCGCAGCGGTGATCACACCAGCCGCGACCAGATCGTCCTTGATCTTCTGCGATTTTTGCTTGTTGAGGTCGACGCTATCATCCGACATCGTGATCGCCAGGTTTTTGCTGTAGCCGACCTTGTCGGCCGCGATGTCAGCGGCCTTATGCTTTTCCAGCGCCAGCCATTCCTGATTGGTAAACCGCGCCACCCAATCGGTGGTCGGAATGACGTTCTTATATTTCTTGGTTGGATCGTGCGCCACCACTACGCTGTCGAGTGTGGTATTCTGCGCAGTGGTCAGGTTCTCGCGCCCGGTAATGGTTTCATCAGTGGCGCCCCATGAAATCGGCAAGCCGCCAAGGCCGGCGGCGATTACTTCGTCGCCGAAGGTTGGGCCTAAATCCTTGGCCATTCATCGGCCCCCCAGAATTCCGTACATTTGGCAGTTGCCGCCAACCAGCCCTGACCATGTGCCGGTGTTAGCTGAAACAAATCCAACCGGCATGGCAAAAGAGTATTGGTCGCCGCCGGAGGTCACCGCGTAGCTGCATGAATAGGGCTGCGAAGAACCCCCGGTCGGTGTGAAGCTGAGAGCCTCCGTTCCAGACATGGCGGCAGCGCCGGCGCCAATGCTTGACGCAATCCACTGCCCCGTGGTCGAATTGCGATAGCTGCCGCTATTCACAATGAAGATGGCTTCCCCATTCCATAGAACATACTCGATGCGACTATTCGATGCATTCAATTCCACGACCGTCGTGGATGTTGTCGTCGCTCCGTTATAAGACGCACTTGCGAGTTGGACCGGACAAGAATTAAACCACGATCGCACAAATCGCTGCGCAGGCGTATCGACGAATTGCGACGAGGCGTTGGTGCGGATGAGCCCGATCAGGGTGCGGGTATCGTTGCCAGTGAGAATTTCCACACCCTCGTTGCCAGCCGTCGTGCTCGGTGCGTGCGTGGCCGCGGTGCGGAAATCGGCGGTGACGGTGCCGCTATTATCGAACGCAAAGACCCAGTAGACCGTGCTGGCGGCAAGGTTCGAAGCCCCAGTGCCGTTGACGAACACGCCGGTGTTGGCAATCCCGGCAATACCGGCATTCGGAATGGTGTAAATTGTGCCGTTGATCTTGATCTTGTTGCCGTTGCAGGGCGCGAATTTCAGCGCCGTCGCGCTGACCCAGGTTAGCTTCCCTTCCTGTGGCACCGAGGCCGTGGCGGTAGTGCTTGCCGCCAAGGTGCCGCTGCTGAAGGTCAGGCCGGTTCCAATGGTAACGGCCGTCCAGGCGTCGGTACCGCTGCGGTAATAGATGTTGTTGGTGCCGCTCAGCGCCTCCAGCGCCGCCAGATCATTGGCCAGCGCCAGCGTCGGATTGCCCGCCACGCCGTTGCCGTTGTTAACGGTGACCCCCGCCGCCGGGCCGATGATGGTACGCCCCGTGAAGGTGTCGGGCGCTGTCTGCGTCAACAGACCATTGGTGTTGTAGGCCGCAAGCGCGGTCAGGGTGGCGTCAAGCGGCTGAAAACTGCCGCCGCCTCCAGTGCTGGTAATCCCGAGCGCGTTGCGGGCGGCGTAGGGATCGCGCGCGGTGTCAAAATCGCGCCGCCACGGCCCCGTCATGCCACCGTTCCGTCCTGCTGCGCGTCAACCACCACGCCTTGGGCATGCGTCCACTTGGTGTCGCGCGGAATGATGTGCCGGAAACGATGCAGCCGGGCCGAGTTATAGACCGCGGCCGAGCCGGTGATCTCGATCGGGAACGCCTGGGTCCACTGCACGTCGTCCTGCAACCGCTCGCGGAAGCCGTCATAGATCACGCCGTCGACGCCATCGGCGAGCGGATAGACATCGCCCACCATGGCGCGAGTGCCAGGCGACAAATGCGCCTCGCCGCTTTCCAGTGTCGCCTGCAAATTGGGTCCGGTCAGGTCGACCAGATAGCCAGCCGGATCAACCGCGGCAACGCGCGGCCGGCCGCCCATATAGGCGAAGCTGTCGAGCGAGCGCGCAGTGCTATCAAGCAGAGCATCCCCGGGTTCGCTCCCGGTGGTGTCGAGGTCGAGGTTAACCGTTGCCACCGTCGCCCACATCTGGGCGTTGACCTTCATGCGCGCCCAGCGCCCATTGGTCCAGTTGAACAGGATCACGCTGTCGTAGTAGCCGACGGGCGTGCCGGGCGAGGAGTGATAGGCCCAAAATATATATGGTTTTACTGCGGTGATCGCCTGAATGACATTGCGCCGGCCGGGATCGCTGTTGGCGAGGAACCAATCGTTGACCTTCTCGTGGCCGATCGGAGTGAGATTGCCTTGTGACACCGCGTAGAAGCCGTCCTCGCACAAGAGATAGAGATTATCGCCGATCGAGGTGAAGCCGTATTCACTGACCGAGCCGCGATCGTAGACTATTTTCGAAATCGAAAAGATGAAGGTGATGTCACCCGGCAAAAATTGCAGCAAGCTAACAGCGCGGTCTTGCACGATGAAGCCGACCTTATCGCCGGCGAGCCCCATCACCGGGCCGCCGTCGGGCATTTCCTGTTCGTCACATAAATTCAGGCCGATGGTCCAACCAGTGATGTCGTTGATGGCCGACCACATGATTTTGCGGCGATTGCTCGCCAACCCACCGAGAATAAGAAAATCGCCGATGGTCCGCACATTATGGGCAATCGGTGCACCGAAGGTCGCAAAGGTGCCGCCGGCGTCGACATCGGCGCGCACCGGGAGGTCGCCGATCTGCACCGCCACCACCCACTTGCCGAACTGGGCAAACGACCACAACTCGCCCTCGGGAACGTGATAGCCGCTGCCGAGCTCGCTCCAGCCCGCCAACATGGTCCATGTGAAAAGCTTGGTCGGCGTGCCGGCGTAAACCTTCCACTCGCCAGTGGTGGAGCGCGCCGAGAACAGCCCGACGATGCGCTCGGTCGACGGCGGCGGGGGCACCACCGCATCGGAGAACGGCGCCAGGCTCGGCACCGGCAGATAGGAATTGCTGCCGGGAAACACGTTCTCGACATCATTGGCAAATTGCGTGTCGAGGGTGGCAACATCGGGCCGCCACTCGCCCCACGCCACCGGAACATTGGGCATCAGGAATTCTCCCGCGCCTTCAGGGTGGCCACCGCCGCGCGCAATTGCGTGT